AAAGTAATCGCTTCAGGTGTTGATTTTGATTTAACTAATACTACAAAAGGTTTAAAGATGCCCACAGGAACTGCATTTTCAGGAACACCTGTAGAAGGTATGATGAGAAATGATACAGACCAATCTAGCGGATCATCTGCAAGTACAATGCAACACTATACAGGAAATAATGAGTGGAAAAACTATCGGAACCAGCTTCCATCTTATAACATCACATACTTAATTGTTGCTGGCGGCGGCGCTGGCGGAGGAGGCGGTGGTTATTATAACGGAGGCGGCGGCGGCGGAGCTGGAGGTTATTTAACAGCAACTGTATCACAAGCCTCAGGCCTTACCCTTAATATTACGGTGGGAGCAGGAGGTGTAGGTATTCAAAATAGAGGTAATAATGGTGCTGACTCTATAGTAACAAATTTAGGAGGCTCAACTATAACAGCCGCAGGAGGCGGCGGTGGAGCGGGACAAGTATACTTTTCTGGAGCAGGAGCAGACGGTGGCTCTGGTGGAGGTGGTGAAACTCAAGCAGGCGCAAGTGGCGGAGGCACAGCTACACCCGCAGGTCAAGGTAACGATGGAGGTGGTGTTGATGGTTCGTACACCACAAGTGGCGGAGGTGGTGGAGCAGGCGCGGCAGGAAGCAACGCAACGTCTAGCTCACAAGCAGGAAATGGAGGAATAGGTTTACAAAACAATATAACAGGGACAAATGTTTATTACGCTGGTGGTGGCGGTGGTAGTGGTTACCTTGGATTTACAGCAGGAACAGGTGGTTCTGGTGGCGGAGGAGCTGGAGCTCCAAGCGCAGGTGTAGGAACTGCTGGCACAGACGGTTTGGGCGGGGGCGGCGGCGGCTCTTGTTTTTCTGGTAATCAAGCTAATGTTGGCGGTGATGGCGGTGATGGTGTAGTTATCCTTAGAATGCCAACTGCAAATAAAGGAACATTTTCTAACGCAACGGAAACAACGGATGGCTCAGATACGATATTAACTTTTGCTACAGGATCAGGAACTTATAATTCTTAATTTTATAACTTTGCATTATGGCTATAACCAAAATAAATGTTCCAGAACTTTTTGATTTATCAACAGAAACAGGGGCAATACAATTACCAGTAGGAACTACAGCACAAAGACCTGCTGCACCAAACACGGGAGAGTGGAGATTTAACGATGACACGGATAAAGTAGAATTTTGGGATTCAACTAATTGGGTTACAATAGATGATGAAGCTATATGTACAAGCTCAACTTGTAACTACCCCACCACAGCAACAGCTTTGTTTGAGTTTGAAAGTAATCTTAATGACACTTGTGGAGGGTCAGCTGCAACAAGCACAGGCACAACTTATGCAACAGGAAAGTTTGGACAGGCATTGGTGTTTAACGGAACTAGCAGTTATGCGACATTACCTAACAGCATAGGCATACCTAGTGGCCCTTGGACTGTATCTTATTGGTTTAATACCAACTCGGTTACTGGAGAAGAACCTCACATGACTACTGACTGGATTACAGCAAATTATACATTGATGATAAAAACAGTAGGATCAACTTTATATGTTTATGGCTATACTTGTGGAGGGACTGCTGCTTTTACTACACAACCTATATCAGCAACAACTACTATAGCTACAGGAACATGGTATCATGTTGCTTTAGTAATAAATGATGTTACGTCTACATCAGGAGTTACATTATATGTTAACGGATCCTCGGAAGCAACAACAACATTAAGCAGTGGTCTATGTACCTCTGCAACAAATTGGATACTTGGTGACGAACCAGGATCACAACACTATGATGGTTTGTTAGATCAAGTAAGATTTTTTAATACTGCTTTAAGCGCTTCGCAAGTTACAGAACTATACAATGAGGTAGGGTGTTAAAATATATAAAATAAAAACTTTATCTTTGCCTTATGAATTACTATCAAACCAACACCACACTAACCGAGCTCCAAGTTAAATATATAATTATAAAACCTAATGTCAATTAGTGATATAAAGATTTTAAGTATTAATGGTATTGTTTTAGGTATCTCTATGACACATATTGATGTTTTGTTAAAAATTATATTACTTTTAGTTTCTATTGGATATACATTGCATAAATGGTATATAATGAATGGAAAGAATAAGTAAACATATTTCGTATCAAGAAGCTATAAAATCCAACACTGCTTTACGATTAAATATAGACAACACCCCTGACAACATATCACTTATTAATATGACAGGAGTTGCTTCTAATATTTTTGAACCATTACGTTTATGGGTAGGTGGCCCTATTAAAATAAATTCCTTTTACAGATGCCCTAAATTAAATAGAGCTATAGGTGGGAGTAAACGCTCACAACATTGTGAAGGAAGAGCGGTTGATATAGATGATACATTTGGATATAAAACAAACGCAGAAATGTTTAACTATATAAAAGATAATTTAAATTTTGATCAAATGATATGGGAGTTTGGAGATGACAACAACCCAGCTTGGGTTCATATTAGTTTTGATTCAATAGATGGTAATAGAGGTAGGTTGTTAAAAGCTATAAAAGAAAATGGTAAATCTAGATATATTTTAATATGAGTAGACCAAGGAAAAAGTTTGGCCAAACTACAGTAGGTAAAATATTAAAAGGGGCAGTAGGTTTGGTTAATCCCACATTAGGGTCTTTGATACAAGGAGAGATGTCTGTAGAGGAGGTTATATCTTCTATTAAAAATGCAGACGCTCCAGTAGAGGATAAAATTAAAGCGCAAGAAATGATTCTTGAAGCATACGAAGCAGAGGTTCAAGATAGGGCTTCAGCTAGACAAAGAGAAATGGCAGCTATCCAAGCGGGGTCAAATGATATATTATTTAAAACTGTAGGATGGGGAATAACCTTATCTTTTGTCGCAGTTGTAGCCGGGGCTATTGGCCTGTGGCAAATACCTGAAGAATCTCAAAGATTGTTTGATATGGGATTTGGAGCGGTAGTTGCGGCTTTTACACAAGTGATTGGATATTACTTTGGCAGTTCCATGGGGTCAAAACATAAAACACAAATGATGAACAAAGATGGCTAAAAGTGTAGCTTTTGTTTATCGTCACCAAAATAAAAAGAAGAGACCTGGTATTCATGCGAAAAGTAAAACTTCTTTTTTAAAGTCCTCTAAACTCTACAAGAAAAAGTATCGCCGACAAGGCCGTTAAATTATTCCTATCTTTGTGTAAGTTTAATTTAATAAAATGGACATACGGAAAATATCCATAGGCCCTGACTACAAAAGCAGCGCCATGCACTACATAATAAATCAAGAGGTTTTAGGAGGTAAATATGTTATTCACTTAATACAGTATGATAATAACAGAAATACTATAAAAATATGGATTCAGAAAAAAGATGAGGTTGTTTTATGGAAAGAGTTTTCGCCATCAATGCCTATAGCCGTGGAGTATAATATAAACTTTTAATGAAATCACCGTTTAATTTTATAGTGCAACCTTTAAATAATAAAAGGTATAACAATACAAAAAACATAGGTGGCACAGAGGTGGTAACAAGCACATCTGAGGAAAATCATTTAGCCTCGAATAGGCAAGGTGTTGTCGTAAACACTCCAGTAAACTACCAAGGTGAAATTCAACCAGGAGATATACTTTTAGTTCATCATAATTGTTTCAAGTTTTACAACGACATGAAAGGGAGAAAAAGAAGTGGTAAAAGTCATTTCATGAATGACTTATTTTTTATAGACAACGATCAGTTTTATTTATATAAAAAAAATAACAAGTGGATATGTCACGACAGATATTGTTTTGTGCAGCCATTAGACAAACAAGATTCATTTCTAGAAAAAAACTATAAAGAAGAACCTCTTATTGGTATTATGAAATATCCTAATAAATACTTGTCTTCAAAAGGAGTTAAAAAAGGAGATAGGGTTATATTTAAACCAGACAGTGAATACGAGTTTGAAGTAGATGGAGAAAAACTTTATAGAATGTATGATCATCAAATAACAGTTGTGTTGTGAATCAAGAAGAGTTAAAAAAGAAAATAATTGAAGCAGGTAATATAGCTGTTCAGCAGCTAATTAAGGTTGCAAAAGAGGATATAATAAAGCCTGACCCAGAAGATGAGTTAGCGGCGGATAGATTGAAAAATGCTGCTGCTACTAAAAAGCTAGCTATATTTGATGCGTTTGATATATTATCTAGAATAGAAAATGAAAAACAAATAATTAACAATGACCAGTCTCCATCTCAAAGCAGACAAGGATTTGCAGAAAGAAAATCAAAATAAGCTGTATCAAGTTTTAGAAGACTACATACCATCAGGGGTTGTCAAAACAAAAAACAAAGCACGAACCTGGATATATGGATACAATATGAAGTACGATGTTGTAGTAATTTCTAAAACAGGGCAAATAGGTTCTATTATTAATATAAATGGTTTGTGTATAGCGTTACCTTTAGAAAAAAATATTTCAAAAAAAAGTCCCACAAAAAAGCTACAGTTTTGGGAGCGTCAAAATCTACCTCAAGAATTATCAAAAATAAATTCAATATTTCAATGGAATGAAATGCCAACTAATTTTAAAGACAGATGGATAGATTACATAGAAAAAGAGTTTGACAGAAGAGAGCAAGGACATTGGTTTTATAACAATGGAAAAGCAACATACATAACAGGAGCTCACTATATGTATTTACAGTGGACAAATATAGATGTAGGATACCCAGATTTTAGAGAAGCAAACAGAATATTTTTTATTTATTGGGAAGCGTGCAAGGCAGATAAAAGATGTTTTGGATTATGCTATTTAAAAATAAGAAGATCAGGTTTTTCTTTTATGGGCTCTTCTGAGTGTGTAAATACAGGCACATTAGCTAAAGATTCTAGAGTTGGCATATTATCAAAAACAGGATCAGATGCTAAAAAAATGTTTACCGATAAAGTTGTTCCAATAGCAAACAGGTTACCATTCTTTTTTAAACCCATACAAGATGGTATGGATAAACCCAAAACAGAGTTAGCTTTTAGAGTTCCAGCATCAAAGATTACAAAGAAGAATATGCACGAAATATATGATGATGATCTGGATGGTTTGGATACTACTATTGATTGGAAGAACACAGATGAGAACTCTTATGATGGAGAAAAACTATTACTTTTAGTACACGATGAAAGTGGTAAATGGATAAAGCCAAATAATATTTTAAACAACTGGAGAGTAACTAAAACCTGCTTGAGATTAGGAAGTAAAATTATAGGGAAATGTATGATGGGTTCTACATCTAACTCATTAAGTAAGGGTGGAGAAAATTTTAAAAATTTATATAACGATTCTGACGTATCAAAAAGAAACAACAACGGACAAACTAAAAGCGGCTTATATAATTTATTTATTCCTATGGAATGGAACATGGAGGGGTTTATAGATCGCTATGGCCATCCTGTATTTAAAAAACCTGAGCAAGAGGTGTTAGGAGTAGATGGAGAGGATATATATACAGGAGCAATAGACTATTGGGAGGCGGAAGTGGATTCACTAAAAAAAGACGCTGATGCTTTGAATGAATTCTACAGGCAGTTTCCACGGACAGAATCTCATGCTTTCCGAGATGAAAGCAAAGGCAGTTTGTTTAATCTAACAAAAATATATCAACAAATAGATTACAATGACTCCTTAATACTAGATCATCATATTACTAGAGGTAAGTTTTACTGGAAGAATGGGCAAAAAGATTCAGAGGTTATATGGACACCCGATAGAAGCGGAAGGTTTAAAGTGTCTTGGTTTCCTAATAAACATTTAACTAATCACAAGTCTACTAAATTAGGAACTTATTATCCTGTCAATGAACATATAGGGGCTTTTGGATGTGACTCTTATGACATCTCAGGAACTGTTGGCGGTAGGGGTTCTAATGGAGCGTTGCATGGTTTGACTAAATTTAATATGGATGAAGCTCCAAGTAATGAGTTTTTTCTTGAATATGTAGCTCGCCCACAAACAGCTGAAATATTTTTTGAAGAAGTTTTAATGGCTTGTGTGTATTATAGTATGCCAATATTAATTGAAAACAATAAACCTAGATTGTTATATCATTTTAAAAACAGAGGCTATAGAGGTTTTTGTATGAATAGACCAGATAAACATTATACTAAACTTTCCAAATCAGAAAAAGAACTTGGTGGTATACCCAACTCTTCAGAGGATGTAAAACAGTCTCACGCAGCGGCAATAGAATCTTATATAGAGAAACATATAGGGTTAGATATGGCGGGTGAATATAGAGACACATACGAAATGGGAGCTATGTACTTTAATAGAACATTGGAGGATTGGGCGAGATTCGATGTTAGCAATCGTACCCACTTTGATGCAAGTATAAGTTCTGGTTTAGCGGTAATGGCAAATCAAAAATCCTTATATTTACCTGTTTCTAAAGAATCAAAAATAAGTCTTAACTTTGCAAGATACAATAACAAGGGATCCATAAGTGAATTAATTAAATGAAGGAAGTCACAGTTAACATTAATGAAATAGGTTTTCCCACTTATTTTGTTTCAGATGCAGAAAAAGAAACTAAAGAATATGGACTTCAAATAGGACAAGCTATACAATATGAATGGTTTCGCAAAGATACAAACGGGGCTAGATACTATAGTAAATTCAGAGATTTTAACAGATTAAGATTATACGCTCGCGGTGAGCAATCTATTGGTAAATATAAAAATGAATTAGCTGTAGATGGAGACCTCTCCTATTTAAATTTAGACTGGACACCTGTACCCATCATTCCTAAGTTTGTAGACATAGTAGTCAATGGAATGTCAGATAGGTTATTTAAAGTAAAGGCATACGCTCAAGATGCACTTTCAC